ATGCTCGCTGGTATGCGACGATGCTTGATGGATCAACCAAGTTTACCGTTGGCACTTCTAACGCAACAGCAGTAATGGCTGGATGGTGGTTACTGAATAGAAAAGAAAGTTTTGATGCAACATTCAATGCGTTGATGGCGACAACTATTGAAACAAAGAACGAATTCCAAACAGGAAGGTACATCGTTATTCCATGATCATTGGACTGAGTGGCTACGCACAATCTGGTAAAGATACTGTTGCTAATCTTTTAACGGCTCAGTATGGTTACAAACGAGTTGCCTTTGCTGATCCGATTCGTAAACTACTTTACGAACTAAATCCACACTTAAGTAAGCATCACTCGTTACAAGAGTTTGTGGATGAGTATGGTTGGGATACCGCAAAGAAAACTTCAGAGGTGCGTAGCCTTCTTCAGAACTTAGGAGTAGCAGCGCGTAAAGTTATTGGCGAAAGTGTGTGGGTAGATGCTGCGTTTAATCAGATGAATGACTCTGACAACTATGTAATTACCGATGTTCGTTTTGAGAACGAAGCAGACATGGTAAAAGCATCTGGTGGAGAAGTTTGGCGGATTAAACGGCCAGGTATTGAGGCAGTTAATAGTCACATATCAGAACATGCCTTAGATGGATATAAAGCAGATCGTATTTTGCACAACGGGGGATCACTTGAAGAACTAGCGTTTCTAGTTCGATCAAGGATGGGTTCCCTAATAAATGCCCACTAAAAATATCGACGGTGGTTTAAACGAAGACGATTGCAACATTGCAGTCGGTATCGATCAATCGTTAACAGGATTTGCCCTTTCAGCGGTTCAAATAGACGACCCATCTAAACACTTAACATGGGTTTATAAATCTCCTTATTTTGGTATTGAGAGATTAGCCGATATCCGTCAATGGTTAACAGACCACCTTCATTACCTAAATGAAAAGTTCTGGATCGAAGATATAGCCATGGAAGGTACAGTCCTAGCAAGTCATGCAGCCCTAGTACTAGGGGAACTATCTGCCACAGTTCGTTTATCTATCTTTGATTTTTTCCACGATGAACGCAAATATCCGCTAAAAGTTCCACCAATGACCTTAAAGAAGTATGCAGCAGGTAAGGGTAATGCCAAGAAGCAAGAGATGCTCCTACAGATTTACAAGCGATGGGGTGTTGAGTTCAACGATGACAACGCAGCCGATGCCTACGCATTAGCCCGATTAGTTGGCGGAGTTCAAATTGATGCCATTGAGAAGGCTGTAGTCGAGCAAATGAAAGATGCTAAATACCGAGACCAACCACGTATTTAGCCTTACCCTTTAGTTCAGGAGTGGCACACCAAATCGAACTAAAGGACTAACAATTGAATAACGAAATTATCCCTACCGAAGAAGACTTCCTACGGGTAAGTGCAAGTTCAAACCCTCAGAGTGTTGCCTCAGCCATTGCTCACGCAATCTATGACAAAAAAGAAGTAAAACTTCGTGCTGTAGGAGCGGGTGCCGTAAATCAGGCAGTTAAAGCCATTGCAATTTCTAGAGGCTATGTAGCCCCACGTGGCATGGATATATCCTGTGTACCAGGGTTTACTACTATCCAAAGCCGTGACGGTGAAATTTCGGCCATTGTCTTTGCCATTACAGCACACTAAAACAGTTCTATCCTTGTACTTAGATTAAGGAGTCAACATGGCTAATTGGACAGATATGGGTCACGCAATGCGTCGCCGCATGGGCGCACCTTCAAACCATCATGAAGCGACAGGAGCCTCAATGAGCAACAGAACTAACCTAACCCCAGAAGAGATTATTGCTTCAGTAGAGCACGCAACCAGCCCACGTCGTTACATGGGTATGGCTGCCAGCGCTGTAAACGTGACTGCAACATCTCCACTAAAAGGCAAACTTATGCCTAAGAAGAACACACAAGCAGCCGATCCAACTATTGCTAACAAGGCCAATAAGAAGAACGTTCTTGCAGGAAATGCATCACAGGCTGAACGCTTGGGTGCTCGTTATTCTATCGGTGTTAAGTTTCCAAAGGGAACAAACATTGAGTCATCATCAACAATGGGTAGCGCAAGAATGGTTCCATCTGTTTCTGGTCGTCAAGCACCTAACTTTGACGCTGGAATGAGCGGCACTTACTAAAATGTTATCGCAGCCCCAATTCCAATCAGGGCAAGCGCAACCACAGAGCCCTGATGTACCACCTCCGTTGTCGTTGAGCAAAAACACAACAGGTAGTGCAGCGCAGGCTACTGCATGGAGTAACCGCAGTCTTGGTGGAGGTAAGCCTCTTGCTTACTCAAGTAAGACTCGTGGCACTACGTATAGTTGGGACGATACACCACAAACAAATTTACCTGAATCCGATAAGGGTGCAGGGCGAAATGGCTAAAAAAAGTCCTCGTATAAATTCTGAAAACTTAACTCGACCTACTGGATTTCACCCTGCGTTGAGTGCTGTTGAATTTGCCGCACGCACAAATGCTAAGCCAGTAAAAGAACGTGGACTAACCATGGATGTTCGTACTGGCGTTACTACAGACGAGCAGCCACTATCTGGGTACTCAGTCGGTGGAGAACGTGATGTGCAGGGACGCCGTATAAACACTAAAAAAGTTAATACAGGAAGTAAAGACCCTAAAGTTAGCGCAAACGATGTTTCTAAGTTCTCAGAAAAGATACGTTTAGGAACTAAAGATAAGAATGTAAAAATTGGTTCATGGGTAGATGAAGACAACGTAAAAAGTGGTGTTCAACTTGATGCTTCTCGTGTTTATACAGATAAAGCAGAAGCAACAAAGGTAATGGAAGACCGTAAAGAAGATGCCATGTATGACATCAAAAACAACGTTAACATTCTTAATACTAAGAAGAAGCCACGAGAGAAGAATAGATAATGGCTGGCGGTCCTAATAACTTTTCAGCCTCACAGAACTGGCAGTCACTAGGTGGCGGTGGGTTCAATGGCTATAACAACCAAGGCGGTGCAGGCACTCCTGTAGCCCGTGACACTATGGATAGCCTACGCATTGGCGTAGGTCGAGTTCCTTCTGCCGAGTATCCAGATGGTTACCTTGGAACAATCCGTTCACGTCGTGATGACCGCCTATTAGATTCGATTAAGAATCGCGTTAATCAAAAGTCTTATCAACGAGGTGTACACAAAGGTGAGCGCATTGAGCCATCGATGTACTACTGGCCTGAAGAGGTTAACCCTATGATGGGTATTCAACGTCAAATGGCAGCAGTTATTGATACCTCATCAGGTGCAACAGTTTACCGTTCATTGCGTAACGCTCCTCAAATCCATCTAACCCCTGCTCCTCACCTTGTCAATGATGGCAAGGCAAATACAAGAGCAGATGAGCCAGGTCAGATTAATGCCCGTCGTCAAGCAATGCTTGCCTATTTAAGGCCAGCGTGGTCATAATGGCTTACTTTGGAGTAGACCACGCAGGTCGTTGGGACAGAAATATTGCAGAGCCTCAATTTAAAGGGCATGTAGAAAATATTATTAACAAATATCGTGAAGCGTCACCAGAGTTTTTAAAGGGTGGCCATGAGTGGTACAACAAAGCAAATGACGAAGCCACAAAAATTGGTGGTGGAAATACAAAAGTTGGTGCAGGAATTATTGCTGCTTTGTCACCTCTTAGTGACTGGAGTCGTAATGTTCGAGAAGCACAGGAATTAGTAAAAACTGGCACAGTAAAGAGTGCTCTTCTTCCAGCAAATGTGGAGAAGGCACGTCGTATACATCAAGGAGAAGACCCTGAAACGGTTCTTGGTGGTAATAAGGTAACAAACTTTTTTCATAACATTTCCGATCCAACCAGTTCTCATCCAGTAACAATTGACCGTCACGCATACGACATTGCAATAGGTCGACCATTTGTTGGTATTGGAAAAGGAAAAAAGGCTGAAGTACCACGTCCGTCTGGAACTATGGCTCAAGATTTAGGACTTAGCGCACTTGGTCGTTACAAGCATTTTGTTCGTGCGTATCAATCTGCCGCAGGTGAACTTGGAGTTGACTTACCGCATAAGGTACAAGCAACTTCTTGGGTTACTCATCGTGGAGGTCTGACATGACACAGAAGTTTGATGGAGTTTACGACTACACAAAGCCATGGCGTGCACCCATTCAGCCAGACCTTGTAGCAAAAAAGTACTCCTACTATGGCCCATGGGCATCTAACATGGAGCGCTTAACTCAACAGGCGCTAATGATTATGAATGTTCCAGGCGCAGATATTCAAGCAATGGTTCGTCCACCTCTGCCACAGATCCACCTATTTCCTGATCGTTACGGTTATGGAGATCGTTCACAGCCAGGTATTGATGACATTGTGACTATCGACAGAAATTACACCGAGCCTCGTGTATCTTGGTTCTCAGGTGGCGTTGCTGGTTATCAAGCAGCCGAGCGTAATGGATTGGGCGGTATCTAATGGATGGTGACGGAATGCTGTCAATGGAGTTACAGGCTCGTCAGATTGCTGAAAACGCAACTCGTTACAACGGATCTGCTCCATGTCCAACCTGTGGAGTTGTTATGAACCCTGTAGAATTTATGAACAATAAAGGTCACTGTTTGTCCTGCGTAACTCAACGCAAGGCATCCATAGCGAAAGGTAAGATGGCATAATGGCTAATCCTCCACGTAAGGCAAAATCAAATCCTATTATTTATAAAAAGGAAAAGCCTTCAATGAAACCTGCGATGAGCGAAGACGGTAAGTCTTATCAAGTTAGTAAAAACGTAACTGTACGAGGTTCCGCAAAGATGTCATTAGCAGGCTCTACCTCCCGTGGAAAGATTGACCCTAGAGATTTAAAAGGTGCAGCACAAGCAGTTCGTCAAAATGTAAATGCTGTTACTCCTATTTCAAAATCAGAAGCAAAAGCAAATGCTCGTGGACTAAAGGCTGCAAATGCGCCAAAGAAATCACCTTCCGCTTTAAGTCAAAAGATTGCAAAGAAGATGTACCCAGCAGGTGTACCTAAGATGGGAAAGAAGTAATCATGGCCGTTAACATGACACGCTCAATGAATCAGTCTTTGGCTAACGGTGCTACCGATGGTAAGTACCGCAAAGTTCGCCCAGATATAGAGGTAGTTCCTGGAGCAGGTAACGAAGAGACATTGGCTAATCGTCAAGCACTTCATCCTTTCTATGGTTATGGTTTCATTACATCTGAGTATCCAAACAAGGTAAACCCAGGTAAGTAATGTTCGGTAACTTGTCCAGCCCTCAATTTGGCAGTTCAATGCCTAAACCAAAACCTATGACAGGTTCAGGGCCAATTGGCGGCACTAACATGCCAAGAAAAATTGGCTCAAGCCCTATGCCAATGACTAACATGCCAAGAAAAATTGGATCAAGCCCTATGACAGGAACTCCTATGAACGGAAAAATGATGGGTGGAATGTAACTATGGCTAATTCAGTTCCAGATAAAGCATCTAATCCTAAACGTAAAGTTACTAAAAAAGAATCTTGGTCATGTAATACATGCGGAGCAACAACAACAAATCCTGACCATATGCTAATACAATATTTTCACGAGAACTGCCCTGGAAGAAACAGATAACTATGGCAACATCAGTTTCTGATCGTGGAGATGATCCAAAGCGTAAACGTTTTAATGATTTAGATCTTGAGGCTTATAAAGAAGCCCAAAATCAAAAAGCAAACGCTTATGAAGAAGCAAAATATCAACGTGCTCAGCACCTTCACAATATGCGTAAATTCAACGATTCTTATGGAGAGTACTAATCATGGCACAAAAAGTTGCTAAGACTAATAGAGCAAAAGCCCCAGACTTTATTGCCAGCAAAGTCCCCTTCCAAGCATCAGCGCTATCTGGTTTAGAGGGCTCTCGCCACGATACTGGCCTTATGCCAGAGAGCGAAGCAGAGCGTTACAAGGGCGCAAACCCTTCATACACAGTTATGTCATACGGAACTCCTATTGCCTGGCATGGCGATAGCGGTTGGGATATGTCAGCAGCAAAGCATTCTTCAACTACTTCACGCCATCAAGGTATTGTTCGTAGAGCAATCTTCCAAGAAGGACATGACGGAGCGCGTCAATAATCTGTTAAGATAATCGGACTACTACAAGGAGCACTATGAGTACCGTACCTTTACTAGGACAAAAGAAACAAGAAGAGCCGATGATTCGGTTGCTCTTCTGTCTCGTCTGCCAAACACTAGACGAACTACCGCCTTATGAAGGGCCAGAAGAACAAGATCACCTACTTGCTATTGCGTGTGAAGCACACGTATTCCCATCAGGTGAACCACACAAAGGTAAGTTATTCGTATTACCTATCCGTGCTTGGGCACACACTGAGTCAAGGAAAGAAATTATTCGCCAGATTAAAGGCGGAGGATCTGCTGGTTTAGCATCAATTGATGAGACCTTTTACGAGTCACGCTCTACCTTTATGGAAGATGCTATGACTTGCTACAAGCGCCACAACAAACCAAAAGATGGATGCCCTGACTGGCACGATAACGACTTGATGTTGATTCCTAAGACTGAGAAAGACCGTATCAAAGAAGGCATGGGAAGTTACAAGGATGCTCCTGGGCCAAAGACTTACTTATGTGATTTTTGCCCTGTTGCAATCGGTGTAGCAGAGCGTAAACAAAAA